TTTTCTTATCAATCACAAGACGACATTTTTTGTCAAAGATCCCTTCAATAGTGTGAAGCTCGTCTGCTACCCCATTGTACTGATTAACATTAGTAGACAGTAATTGATGAAAATCTGTGTCACTGCTGACAATCGTGTGATGGTCTTCAGGGTGATTACGAATAAACCCGGCTATAAGATCGTCTGCTTCTAACTGGTCGTGACGTAATACTGTACAGTTAGTTTTTTCGGACAAAAATGTTTTAAGGTCGTCGAATGCTTGCCAAAATAATTGATCTTCCTCAGCTTCACGTTCAGTCAATGCTGCTCTTGCCGCGGCACGATTGGCCTTGTATGGGGTATAAAAATCTTTTCGCCAACTACGTCCTTCTAAACAGAATACAACATGATCTGCACGTTGGTTACGCCAAGCTTTGTTTACGCTGGCTAGGGTTACATGAATTGCAAAACCCAATTTATCCCAAGTGTCACTTTGACGGTGGGCACTGTGTCTTGCACGGAAGAATGTGTTTGCTGTGTCAACAATAAGGTATCTCATAGTACAATAATACTAGCACATATTCTAATTTATTGTCAAGATATATTTTATTTGTGTTAGTAAAAAATTGGCCCAAGCTTGATGTGCATCTGTTTTAAAATGGTGCCATTTAGGATCAAACAGTTCAAAGTTTTTATTTTTACACCAAAAGTAATAAGTTGAATCTTGAGAATATGGATCTATATAGTAAGGTCCGAAATCAAAACGTTTTCCATATGTGTTTTCATCATAGGTTAGTCTATGTTTGAAATAGCTATAGCAATTAAAAAATAAATGTGGTATATTTCGTTGACCTAACGCTACGTGAAGATCCCAAATTCTGTCGTAATTTATATTTTCTTTTTGACGTTGACGTTCTGGTTCTAGGCTATCAATTACCCATTGTTTATACTTGGACTGTAAGAGCTTTGGCAATACATCATGTCCTGAACTGGTTACAAAATATGTTTCGTTATTGTACTGCCATTCTTCGCGTTCCCACGTACTCCATCCTATGACAACGAAATCTGGAGAATTTTTTTCTAAATACTGATAGGTTCTTCTAATTATGCTGCCGTTGTCACAGGCAGACACAGCATCACACACAAATTCATAACCTAGATCGCGAGCAAGATACTGACCGTAACTGTATGCAGGGCCGCCTGCATCTTGCCCAAGACTATGACTGTCTCCGTTGACGTATAATATCATTCTGAATATACGGGGTTAGGGAATTCTAATTCAAAAATGTGATAGCTATTAGAATCTGTATCCTTGAGTGCTTCAATAGTTCGATTGAATTCCGCTTCTTCAATAGTTCGATAAAACCCAGTGCCTATAAATAATCCACTTGCTGATCCGGCCGAACTAAAACATATACCAGATGAAGTTGACATTCTTATCAGTTGATAAAATTTTAAAGTTTTAGGCGGTCGAATGGCATCCATTAGCTGACCTCTGTACGACCGTCACCTAAATCTCTGCGTTGAATACCGGTTTGTGGTCTCGGATTATTTGCTTCAAATTGCTCATATGTTTCTAATACTACATTTCTACACACATCTTGAAACCATTGATCCACGATCTGCGCATCATCTTTACCTTTGTAGCCTGAACGAACTAATTTAGCCACAAAGAATTCATTCCAATCAAGTTCAAAGGCGCCTTGTCCAATGTTGTTAGGATCCAATTCAACGGTTAGTATGCTTACCCAAGGTTCGCCTTTTTCTGTTGCGATAGTTTTAGGATCTTTAGATTTAGTTCGTGTTCTTACTGCTGTTTTTTTTGCTGCTGGTTTTTTAGTTGCCATTTGTATTCCCTGTGTATTAGCTTACACGACCCCATGTTATTTTTAACTATATTCTTTCATGAATATAGTAATCAATACTTAGTAAAATATGTAATGCAGTTGCAAACCCTGTTGCGCTGCCGATGTCACCAGTAAATAAATATGTCCAAAGAATAGTAAATAACAATGCAGTTGCGCGATAGGTCACCATTCTTACAAAAGTTCTTGTTTTAGTTTCGGTCATTTGCCCCAACCATTGCCCCAAAGATCCACATGCAATCTTGGGGTATAGTTATAACCTTTACTCAAAGCCCAATCTGCTACTCGCACACGATTTCGTTCATAGGGAGTAACTACACCACCTTGAGGCATCACATAGGCCACACCGGTGAATCCGGCTTTACGAAATTCTGCCACTGCACGATCAACTTCTGCAAAGTGTTGTTCAGTCTCTACTACAAATTTCAAATACGTAGTTCCGATTTCTTCGTATGAACTGACAATATTAGGATTAATAGCGTCGTCCCACGACTCACCGCTGGCGCTTAACTTAGGACTGACACTGAAGGTTATGTCGCCATGCGGACGATTAAACGCCCAATATTCCAAATAGTCTGCAAATTCTGGTTTAAGAATCTGTGTACCATTTGTTTCAAACGTGAGATTATTCAGATCATCCATACGTTCATCTTCTAATAGTTCTTCGTATGCACGTTGCCATCCTAACAAAGGTTCACCGCCGGTAATCACTAAGTGCACATCATTACCGTTTGCTTGTTGCCATTTTTTGTTTGGAGTTAATGCTAATAATCTGCTTACAGTTTCATCTATGCTAAGTGTGGGACTGAGATTTTTAAACGCAGGATGCCAACTTGCATAGCTGTCGCAGCCTGTATTTACTAAAGGTAAACTGTTAAAGTCTTTATACAAATGTACATTTTTAGCAACTTCGTCTGCTTCGGTACTGCGTTCGTTGGGACTGCAACCAAATCCTGCGCAGGTAAAGTTGCATCCAAAGGTACGAAGGAAAACACTAGGAACTCCGACAAAGCGACCTTCGCCTTGAGCACTATAAAAAATTTCACTTACTTTTAATTTCATTTTATCCACAGTTTTTAATACAATGTTTAGTACTTAGATCAATTGTGTTGTTAAAAAGTTCATTAATTGAATCAAAATAAATTTGAGTAGAGGATCCTAGTGACATATAATAACAACAATATGACAGTTGACCATCTGCACTTATATAAATGCTTTTTAAATTATAATGCATACAATTTTTAATATCAACCTGTTTTTTATCAGTTTGTTTAACAATCGCACTTTTGATATTTGACAAAATTTTTGGAGGCTTCAAATAGATAATTTGACCTGTCTGCAAGTTTTTTATAGTCTCGGGATTATTTTGTCTGTACCCTTTATATAGTTCAAATCTTTTAAATCCCAAGTTCTTGCTTAATTGCAGTGCCGACTTAATTTGGTGTTCGTTATGCTCGAATGGAATAAAAAACCAAGTAGCTTTCCCACCGTTAGCAATAAAGGATTTTGCGTTTTCTATAATCTTATTATAAAGAGTATTTCTTCTGTACAAATGATGCGTATCTTCAAAACCATCTATGCCAAAGTACACTTCATGATTAATGTCTTTCAGTAAAGCCCCAAAGTCTGCCCACCATTTGGAATTTCTTAAACTACCATTAGTATGCAGTTGAATTTTATCACATTTTGTTTTTGCTAATTCAATTAGTTCGATAATATTTTTGGCCATTATCGGATCACCGTGATTACCATTGAATTGTATACAGACTAAGTTATGAAAATTATCTAAAATATTTTTGAACTTATCTGTGTCTAAATCGGTTTCTTGCAATAATGGATTCATTACTGCATCTTCAATGAAACGTGGGCAGCTAGGACATTTTGCATTACATCGTGAACTTGCTTCTACATGCAACCATTTAATGTCCTTTGCTAACATCATTTTAAAAATACATCATTAATTTGACGATTAACACGAATAAATGTTGTGCATTTAGGCAGTTGTTTAAGTGTTGCTGCACCTACATACGTGCAGGTGCTACGAATACCGCCCAATAAATCTAATACTGTATTCTTTACTGCACCTTTATAAGCAATTTCTACTGTACGACCTTCGCTACTACGATATTCAGCCACACCACCGTGATGTCGTTCCATAGCAGTGTCTGAACTCATACCATAGAAAATTACTTTGCCATCTTTGACTTCACCGCCACCTTCGTCGTGTCCCGCCAACATACCACCTAGCATTACAAAGTCTGCACCTGCACCAAATGCTTTTGCTACATCACCGGGACAAGTGCAACCACCGTCAGCAATGATATGACCACCTAAGCCATGGGCAGCATCGGCGCACTCGATGATTGCCGATAGTTGAGGATATCCAACACCAGTTTGAATGCGAGTAGTACAAACACTACCAGGGCCAATGCCAACTTTAACAATATCTGCTCCACGTAATATTAGTTCCTGAGTCATATCTGCTGTGACTACATTGCCTGCAATAATTGTACAATGTGGAAACGTTGTTCGTACTTTACTGACAAAATCACCAAAATGCTCACTATAGCCGTTAGCAACATCTATACAAATAAAATGAATTTCGGGATAAGCATT